GCTAAGCAACGAGTAAAAATTAAAACCCCGTACTGCTAACTAAATTTAAATATTAGTAAATACTATTTGAAACCTTAAATGCAGCAAAACAAGGATTGACTATTCGTACGGTCAATCAACGAAGATTTTAACGCTTTCAAATGCGCATAATTTCTTAAGAAATTACAAAACAATAGGTTTTTAGCCGCAAGCTGGAAACCAACCCGTTCCCTATTCGGGACTCATTATTCGAAAACAATAAACATAATGATAGTTTAGTTTTTCTTTGCCAAACTAACAAAAGCGACCTTGCAATTTTCTCTTAATTGAAATATTGCAAAAACTTTACCTTTCAGGATTGTTAAAGCCAGGCAAAGGTAAACCCTGGCGAAGCAATGTTTCTCCCCTGTTCTCACTCGCGGGGCATCACTTCTCTACTTAATTCTACTTCTAATTAACCTACTCCTAATTCCTTGCATGTCCATTCATGCGTCAGGATCGTTTGTCCTGTGGCCTCCCCGGAGATTATGAAAACAATTAATCCTCTATGAATTTGATTTTTGGCGCATTTTGGGGTTTCCCTTTTGTCACTTCTGTTGCAATAGAGTAACCGATATTTTGACGTTGGTTGCTTCTATGAATTGCAACATTTTTGTTAACCTCATTGGCTGCAATTTCATCCTCAGATGGCATCCTTATCATGTTTGGATGAGGAATAGAGTGGTCACTTATGACCCCATGAAATGCATCGAACGCTGCAAATCTATGAGCCATTGGATAACCTCGGTCTTTCCAACCATCTGGAGCAAGGTTATTTCTAATCATGTAGTCCCATGTATACTTCGCCCATGCTGCGCAAAATTGTCTTATTGTGCAGAATCTTTTAACCGTCAAAGCAAAGGAGTTAAGGTCAAATCTCTGATCCCCATCAGTTCCTTCCACGTTGAAGATTGTCTTTTCAGTGGCCTGGGAGCTTGCACATTGCAGTGCAAAGATCTTGGATCTCCTTATGAATGCATCCTCCTTTAACTCCATGGCGTCCATGATCGATTCCAATTGCTCAGCTGAGGCTATTTTTGGTGCAGCTATGTGAATGTCCCCTTTTTCCTCCTTAGGCACAACTATAAATTTTAGAAAAGGATTTCCTTTAAATTTTTCTTTTATTTTTTCTTCTGTCCATTTGTTTTTATCCTTTGTGTCTGAAGTTTTTCCTTTCACACTTTTGCCCTTTGCGCCCTTATCCTCTTCAGCCATCAGATTATAAACAATTTATTGAATGAATACTTTTCTCTGAGGAAATGTATCAAAGTTCCAAAGGTTAACTCCTTATTTGTTTCTATTTCAAAATACCCCATCACCTGACCTAAGTGGGTGAAAATCATTTCATATTTATCTACATATTTATGAACTAAAAATTTACCTGATTCGCATTCAAATGGTTTAAAGTCAGAAAGAATTCTTGCATTTACTTGCCCCTCAAACGTGTACAAAAAGGTGCCTTTTCTATCACATCTCATGTCACTAAACTTAGTTTCATAAACGTCTGGGCTACCCTCTTCTTCTGAACTTTGACTCTCGACCAATTTAATTTCAAGATTTTCAAATTTCCTTTTCATTTCACTAACTTCTGAATTAATTTTGTCAATTTTTGCCTTCAATGAATCAAAGCCCTTTTCTAACCCTGATAAACCATAAGAAATTGAACTTTCGGTAAAAACTTCTTCTAAGAATTCATAAAAACCTACATTAACCCTAGTTAATTTAACTAATATGGAAGGTATTTGACCCTTGTCTCCAGCATCAAAACTTTGCTCTAAAAATTTGAAACACTCACGTTCATGAAGATGTTTCTCTAGAATGTCCCGAGGTGCTTTGTCTGGCAAATCTTCCATCAAATTTGGATTCAAATGACGAAGCAGATGACAAGGAATTTGATCTTTTCATTTTAACTGGTCCAGACTTAACAGAACCCATATCCCAGTTCTCAATTCTGCAGATTGGACCCTTATTTTTGAGTATTCTCCTTGCAACAGTTTTTCTCTTTGTACCAAACAAATTTAACATAGAACCTTTTTCTTCAAGTAGGACTGTCTCCCCTTGGTCAATCAAATTTGTGTTGGTATTCTCAAAAAGCTCCTTGAACTGCTCATCTTCTTTAATCTCCTGTTCCTTCATATCAACAGAGTTTGTCAGGGCCCATGTCATTTTACTCCTTTGTAAGGAAGGGAAGACAATGGCTGTGTTTGATGGTATGCAGGTCATACCAACAGTTACAGCCAATGCACTGCGTTGGATTCTGAGATCAATACCTTCCACTTCCAAAACTAACTGTATACTACCTACACTAGCATCACATTCAAAGTCAATTACTTTATTCACTATTATCATCCTACCGGTGTATGGTTTTTCGTCGGTGAATGAAAAGGTGAATCCGTCAATTAACCCAGTGTCCAATGAAGTTCTTGATACATCAACTAAAGCACATCTGCCCTTTATTTTCGAATTTCCACTTGGCAGTAGGCTCTGTATGGTTATAGGTATGCAGCCAATATGTAAGTATGCAGCCTTCTTCCCTTGTGCACTATTCAATATCTGCTGCATTCTTGAGGCACCAATCAATCTACATTGAGTAGAAACCACATTACCATTTTCGTTTCCACCAATTTTGATTTTGACTTCATCCTTGAACACATGGGTTGCCAGATTCCCATAAAGTTTGTCTACCTCCGATGAATTCATGAGGGATTTATCGGCTTCAATCCTTTTTTCAAGTGATTTCACTAAAGTCATTGATGTTGATGCCATGCTATGCTAGATTTCTTATTTTATGAATCAAAAATTCAACTCCTCGTCTGAAGATTGCTCTTCAAACAATTCTCTTGCACTAGTTTTCAATTTGTTCAAATGAAGGACAATAAATCTAACCACTGCTTGATGAAATTCTATCTGTCTTTCACTTTTCAGGACCTCATATAGTTTTTCACCTAACCTATAAGCATATGAGACCTCAATCGCATAATTTTCCAGGCACAATTCTACTTTGCCTTCTTCAAGTGCGACCATAAATCTGTTGAAAACCAATTCAGGCTCTTTAACTATTCCATGCCTGCTCAGTCGCCACCCACAAAACATTGGCTCCTCAGTCCACTGTGTCTTTGCTTTTAATGAAATTTTATCGAACAGATCTTCAAACCTATCTGACAACTTGAGATTTGACAGAGAGCACATATCATCTCCAGCAAATGCTATGGGCATGCCTCTCCTCCATTCATATCTGCTTATGGTGAAAGCCATATTTGCGAGTGTGTTGAACAAAAAGGTGCAGAATTCACCAGTGAATCTCATTATTGCAAACTTTCCAAGCTTGCAACCTAATTCACATTTGAGCTTTAGATAGTCATCAAGAATATGATCTGGCATCCCTGCATCCTTCATTAAGGCCATCTCAAAGGCAAGTATGTATTGGTCCTGACTTGCATCAAATGCTTCATAATCACTCTCCACACAAATATCATTTTGAAAATGCTTAATGACCCATTCATTCAACTCATCAAAATTTTTACTTGAGTGTATATAAATTTCATCCGGAAGCATTCTTGTAAGCTGTTTTTCAATGTATCTACAGTAAGGAGCAAAATGTGCTAGCAACAAATGTTGAAAGCAAGCCAACGTTTGTCCAGCTTTAGCCTCGACGAATTGCTTTTCATATTTGGTGCACAATTGAGTCTTCATGAAAAGGAAAATATCGTTTAAATACCAATCACAATCAGACCTATTGCTGTGACATTTTATGGTCTCTGCACTTTTTTGAAGTTTCTTCACTTCAAAATCATTTCTGCACTCTTCCAGCAATGCCTGATCATGATTCCATTCTATACCGAACATTTCCTTGAAATGTTCATACATCAACCTTCCTGTACATCTTGCCTCCATATATTTCTGGTAGTTCACAGCTGGTTCCTCAAATCTCAACCTTTTTTTAACAGCCATTTTAAATGTCAGGTCATCTTTCATTTCATGTCTTGGATATATGGCCTTATGGCGAAAAGGGGCAGCATTTATTCTTTTTCCCCCCCAGTGATTTACATTGTAATTGTCTGTAAATTGGTTAGTCTGCTCCTCGCCCAACCTAAATTCTCTCACTTCTTTGTCCAGAATCAAATCAAAATTCAGTGCTTGTGAAAAGTTCGGTTCGGCTAAGTAAAGGTGAGTTTTTTCTTTGTCTTCTTTTATAAATACTTCATCAACGATCACCTCCTCAACATTTTCTCTTTGATGCAAGTTGATGAACGGCTTAAGCCATGGGTCCCCTTCCAACCTTAGTTCTCGGTCTTGTTCATCGTTCCCACCATTTTTAATTTCATTGAATTCAATGAAATTTAGGTTGAAGCCTTTTTTTTTTGAAAACTCTTTCACATTTACTTTCTCACCTCTCAATAGTGCATTAATCATTTTTCCGTCCGTTTCAGCCATAAATCCTTCTATGCCATCCAAATGGACGACAAGAAATGACAAGGTTCTCCTTGCTCTTGTGAGGGCCACAACCCATCTAAATTCTTCAGAATTTGCTGAATTTTCCGATAGCACTATTAAAGAGTTGTTGACAGTCAATCCCTGCGCCTCTCCGAACGTTAGCACATTTATGAGACCCGAGTAAGCTTTTTTTTCTTCTCTGGAGTCAACAAGTATTAGATCAAAGAACTGCTCTTGCTTTTCTGACCAAGCTATGGCATTGTTAAAGCTTTTAAATACATTTATTGAGCCTTCCATTTCCTCACTTTCACCCAAACATTCTATGCCCTCAAAAACGCAATTAAAACCTGTCCCTAACCTATGACTAAAAGCTAAATAATTTATTGCACTATTTCCCTTAAATATTCTGTCTATCTCATGATCAAAAGTCAAAATATGCTCATCAAGCTTTGAATGATACCTTGCCTGGAAAGGGCACCCTATAACAACCAATCTGGGCATGTTTACATTTAATCCACTTAAAGAATGAATCAACAAATCCAGATACCCGTTCGGGTAAAGGGAAAGTTCATCCAGAACAATGACATCGCTTTTACCCAAATTCATCTTCAATGCAGATTCAAAAGTTTTGATTTTCACCTTCCCATTTTTTTCTGCGTCATTTTCCTTGGCATCGAGATCACTATTGACTTTCTCATGCCAATCTTCAGCCAAATTCTTCCTAGGTGATATTATAGTGAACCTGACACCCCTTTTTTTTTCTTTGATCAATTCTTGTAAAGACCTGCTTTTTCCAGATCCTCCAAAGCCTGATACAACTATTAAATCAGATATAATATCACCCTCTCTCTTTGATGCACTGAGTTTCATAAAATCCTTTCCATTATGAACATGTTCACTCAGACAAATTCCTGTGGACATGCTTAAAAAGGACTTCATTAGAATCAATGCATTCTCTTTTTTTGCTAAGAATTTGACCTCAGAACTTGAAGGGAAATTTAGGATCTCCTCGATGACATTATTGACCAACTTTTGCCGCCTATTGTTACCCCCAGATTCATTTCCTCGAACCTTGATGTTAACTTCCATTCTATCCTCGAGGCCCATTAGACATTTTTGAGCATTCGACATCCTCAAAACATCACTTCTATTTAATAGAGTGAAATGTTCGTTTTCGAGCAGTATGTCAACAATTTTTGACTCAGGGATGTCGTACCCATCTGGTTCAAAGCTTTTTTCAATATCCCCAAAAACATTGATTCTCATTTTCAAAGAATTTGCTATTGCCATGATGATTGTGGAGTCCGCACCCATGTTGCTATTTATCCAGTCCGACAACAGCTCATTTTGCGCAGCAAGCTTATTTGCAAGAAACACTTTTTCAACATGAAAAAAAGTCGCCAATGCCGTTAGCAAGCATTTTTTTTTTTCAATTGTTCTCTTTTCACTTTCGGCCTTTAGTCTGCTCCCCGCTTTTTCCACATTCTCTTTGGCAGCCTCTTGCTGGTCTTCTTTTTCTTTTCCTTTGAAAATAAATGTTGGTTTGATTTCTCTAAAAGTTATGGACATTCTGCCTTCTGAATGAACATCTATTGAGTGTCTGAATAATTCTTGAAAGCCTTCCTTCATCTTAAATACGCAAAAATTGTTGAGGCTTAAAAATTCATCAGGACAAGGGTGATTTTCCTTTTTTTTTTTTTTTTTTTTTTCATTTTCCTTTTCGACAATCCTGAACGTTGCAGACCCCTCAACATTCATAGTTAGAACAGATGAACCCCTCATGATCATCGGCTCATCGTCAGAGTGAAAATTTATGGAAGAACCTTTTTTGTAGCGCTGGATTAACATGGTGTTCCACTTTCCTTTATAAGTTTCTCTGACTTTTTCCATGAAAACTCTAACTCTCTCATCAGCAAGATTTTTTTTATACATGATCCCATTGTGCCCATAATCCAGTCTGATGTCTTCCACTACATAATAGGCGTCCCTGCTTGTAAATCTTGTCAATTGCATCCTTTTGCTGATAAGCACTTTCACAAGCAGATTTGTTAATGTCATCCTTATGTCCAAGATATCATCAAAAACCTCCACCATCATTTTGATTTCTTTCTTATTCTCTTCTTTTTTTTTGTTATCTTCTTCTCCATTTTTAGATGTCTTTTTGATGGTGAGAACACTTTGATTTTTGCTTTCAACCTCCTCTTTCACTTCTTCTTCTTCTTTCCCTTTCTCTTTTGAATTTTCCCCACAGGCTTTCATCTTTTTAATGTCCTTTGCCTCTGTCATGATGTCTTTCTTTACGTCCCCCTCTTTTTCAACTACACTAGTTTCACCCTTTTCTTTTATCCTTAAGGGTGGTCTTTCACATGCCAACATGCCTTCCATGTCAGAATGCCCTCTCATTCTTGCCTCTTCCTTGGTACAGAGCACAGCTCCTGCACACCTTAACAGGCTAGGGACATGGCTTTCACTGCTTTTTTTGATCAAGGCATCATAATTTTTCGGGATCCAAGAAAATCCCTCCAAGAAGTCATCAATTTTGTGTTCGGCCATACTGATGATGCCTCTGCTGTCATAACTCCTTGTTTTGATTTTGACCCTTAAATTCTCGCAGTTGAATAAGACCTCAAAAAAATTTTTGTCTTTGAAATCAGAAGACAATCTTTGAATAGTCATGGGGAATAGCTTCCAAAAACTTGACACCACTTTTTCGAAAAGTGGAACATCAAATATTTTTTTTTGACAGCCCTGGAGCAATTCAGGCATAAGATTTTCAAAAAACATTGTCACCTTAAGGTCTTGTGCTTCACCCATTATTTGCCTCAATTTTGCCAATCCAGACTCTTTGTCAGGTTTTTTGAGACATTGCAAATACGTATAGACCTTCGTTAACCATGTTTTTTTAATGAAAATGTATTCATTCCTTCGCCATCTTCTCTGCTTCAAAAAGGACAAATCTATACATTCAAATTCTTCGAAATGCCTTGGATTATCAGTTACAAATCTGCCTTTGGTTATTTCAAACATATGATGCGCAGCTAGAGTCTTAAGCAACCTGATTGTATACACGCCATTATTTGTTCTTAAGTATGACCCTTTCATTAACCAATCTAGGTTTACCCTTTGGTTGTAGGCCTCAGTTTTTACGCCGTCGGGGTAGAAGCTAAAGGTGCCATCATCGTTAATTTCAAAGTCATATGCCAGTTTATTTAAACTACTTTCTATACCTAACAACAATTCAGGGGGATAAACAACAGACACAAGCATCCTTTTTGGTTTGACTTCTTCAATGAAATACGTTATGTCATTCAATGACCAGTGATGACATTCATCATGTATGAATATGCAATCATATGCCTTTGATGTCCTAAATTTATTCATAAAAGTTGATGAAAACAGCTCTTTTCTTTCATCATTGAATACATCTTCATCCGCGCCATATCTACTTATGTCTTTCGAGTCTATTATCCTGTTAAAAGTGTTCAACTCTGTGTAATTCATTTTAAGTGAAAGGTTTAAAACCTTTTTCCTTTGAATTGACACCATATTTATTCTACCTACGCCTATATAAACTGGTAGTAAAACATACAACATATAATTTTCCAATGTTTTTGACACAGGGTGTGAGTGGGCCTTGTAACCACCAGGAAACAATTCCACCCCACGCCTAGTCAAATAAAGTCTCTTCTCCGAATCCATTTCATAAGAGAAAAATTTGTTGAGATCCACAGAATTATTTCTTAATTCCTCGACTGCTGTAGCATATATCAATTTTGTTTCAGCTCTGTCTAGAGAGCCCATGAACTTCTCGAGGCCAGTCTTTTGGGAAAGAAGTGCCATTTGAAGTCTCAAATTGATGGATGTTTGCAACGTCGGATTTAGATATTCTGTGGTGGATTTGGAGTGGTGTGTCGTTTTTC